CCCAACCCTGTTGTAACCGTTAGGCTAAAACCGTTGTCAGTCGTTTGGTTTGAGATGACGTACAAGTTCACCACAGCAGGAAACGTCACAGTGGAGTTGCTCGTCAAGTTACCAACGTACTCTTGGATGTTGTTTGCCGCCTCGTTGTTAGTCAGCGTAACCGCCCCACCAGTCACGCTTTTGGTAAGTGCAGTAAACGCAAACTGTGAGCTGACACCATAACCCACGGTTACATACGCAGTTCCTGTACATACAATAAATGCTGACTCAGTTGGGTTGAACGTCTTGGTAGAGTTACCGTCAATCAGCTCAGCACCTGTACAAGAGACTATGAAGGATCCTGTTCCGTTGTTCTTAAACAGCGTGAACCAATTGTTACCAAGGGATGCCGCGGCTGGAAGCGTTACTGTACCAGCCCCACCTTCCCACACACGAGTCTGAGCTCGATCTGTGGTGGCAAGCGTAGTTCCCGTGGTGATTGACGAGCTTGGATGGCTTTGGTTCAGCGTAGCACCACTGGCAACCAAACCGTAACCAGCAAGCGTAGCGGCATCAGCAGAAGATGTTCCAGTACCAAAAGCAATAATCCCCCACGTACCTTGCTCGTTTGCGTTGGTAGTGATGTAGATGTACTTTGACTCACCAGCGGCTACAGACACTATGGTGTTCGTTCCAGCGTAGTCTTTGACCGTGAAAGTGTTTGCACCGATGTTGCGGATCAGCGCATCATTACCAACTGAGGTTTGGTTAGCAGGCGGCATGTACAGGTTTAAGCTACCAGCAGACGCTGTTACCTGCATGATGCGAGCGGCGAAGTCGGTGTTGGTCGTGCTGTTGCTGGGCCAGTTCAACTGCGTGTTAGCAGACAACGTAACCGCACGGAAACTTACGTCCGTTGGTTGAATTACGTCACCAGTGAAGGGGCTTACATAGCTCATGAATCCACCGCTATAGCTTGACGATCAGCCACACGTAACTTGTCCTCAGCCGTCAGCGTGTCCATGATCAGTTTGTATTGACTCTGCCACATAGGTATGCGCTCATCATTCTTAAGGAACGGCATAGCTTGAAGCAAAGAACCATATAGCAACGCTTGAGGTGCGTAGATGGTGAACCAATTGGTTTGATTGGAGCTGTCCAAAGGTTGAACCCGCTCGTAGTACAGAACTTCAAACGCATAGGCTACGTCAGGGGTAGGAGCGATGAGCCAGTTGGTGTAGTCGTAGTCAGCGTAGTAGACAGGGGTTCCTGTGGCTGTGGGGGACGGCCAGTACTCCCGCAAGTACTCATACTTACGAAGTAGGACTGGCTGGCGCGCTCCACCCACTGTAATGTTCATTGACACCGTTTTGTGCCAACGAGCAGGTTTGGCAATCGTAGATGTACCAATCACCATGTTGCTGGTGTTGACAGTCAGGTTACCTAAAAACTTGATCTGAGAGGCGATAACCTGCTCAGCAAGCATGATAAACAAGGGAATCTTGTCGATTGTAGCGGTGTCATTACGCTCCAAATAAGATTGGATGTTTTCGACCAAGCTGTCATAGGTCATAACACTTGCAGTCGCCATGCGTTCACCTCTTAAATTCGTTGAGACATTTTAGTATGCCTTTTAACTTGTGACAAGGTTACTTGCTTGCCACGCCCTTAGTCTTCTCAAAACTTCTCATGCCAGCGATCCCAAGGATGCCTGATAGGATGACCCATAGTTGGTCAGCTTCAAGCACTGGGGGAGGATCCATGCCTATCGGAACCCAACCCATAGCCTGCAAGTACTTCCATGCCCACTGAAACAGCGGGTAAGCCAAGAACTGGTAACCCATAGCCGCCACACCGATCCAACCGATGGCAGGGCGCCAGCCGCTGACAAACACGCTAGAGGACGCCGCTTCGATCTTGTTGACCTCAATTTGAGCTAGGTCTGTAGCTTGGTCGATGCGCTTCTCTTCAAGATCAAGCTTACGTTGCTCAATCTCCATCTCCATCTTTTCTTTGTCGGTGGTGATCAGGTCGCCTGCAACCTTACCCACGGCTTCAATGATGGATCCAACAGCTAGTAAGCTCATGCTAGACCTTTCAACGTGCGATTGATCCAACCTTTAAGGAACTTGACCTGCACAGGGTTTTTGTTGCAAATTTCAACGTATCTGGCAATTTTAGCTAAGGCATACGACTCTTTGAAGCGCTGACCGTCATTGACTTGGTTGAGCTTTTCGATGGTTTTGGCACCAATCCCGCCGTCAGGGGTAGCCCCAACGATCAACTGAGCAAGCTTGATAGCCATGCTCATTCCAGCATTGACGCCGAAATTGAAGATGGTATTGGCTACGTCTTGGTTGCCAATCTCGTTGCCGCGCATCTTGTCCCAAAACTCTGTGCGGTAGAACTCACGCACCATAGGCGTCAAAGAGCCACCAAACTCCTTCTTATCTACCAACGCCCAGCCAGCCCACTGTGGGTTCTTGTTGCGAGCGATCCCTGCATAGGTTGATCCACCAGTGTCGCCTGCAACTTCATGGAGGACGTAACCGCCCTCGTCCTTGATCATTAGCTCAAAAGCTGGTTCAAACTGTGCCATGTTAATCCTCTGACATGTCTGTTGCCGCCAAGTTAATACGGGTCTTCAGAGCCGCAATATCTTCTGGCTTTTCTTTAAACCCAATCGCCACATACCCTGCAAATTTACCCAAGTCAGGGGGAATAGACCCTCTGCACATGAACTTAACACCCTGCTTAACACCCCACTCTCCCACTTTTGACGAGGGGCTGAACTCTTCGCACAGCACTTCACCATTGAGCATGGCAACCATAGCGGCATTACGGTCTGAGCTTGCGTTGAACAAGGACGTTACCGTACCTTCCATTGTTTTCTCTCGTGAGCCATCAGAGTTCAAAGCTAACACGGTGGTGCGGCTGTTGATCGTTAGATTAGCTTTGTGAACCAGCACAACTAAGCCATCCACGTCTTTCATCAAGCTACGAGCAGGAGCAAGCAAGTTCTCCTGCTTTGCTAGTTGAGGCATCTTGTCCTGAGTTGTAATAGCCTGAAGGATGACCTGACGTGAGTCCCAAGCAAAGTAACCAGCAAACGCTAGAAACCCTAGCAGAATGACCGTAAACAGCTTGAAGGGGTTGTCTACCCACTCTATAAGACCAATGATCTTGCCAATGGTGCTGTCGTCTTTTTTGGCTTCAGGTTTAGGCACTGGAGCTTCTACTTTGGGCTTGACGATCCTGCGCTTAACAGGTGCTACCTTGGCTGGGGTTTTTTTTGCTGTAACCATGTTTATACCAATATGTCCACTTTGCGGTTTGTAAAAATCTCCATGCGAAGACGTTCTTGAACAACCTTTTTACAATAAATCTCAAACCCAATGTCTTGCAGTTCCGTCTGCTTTTGCTTGGCTACTTCAAGAGTTTTGTTAACCTCATGCTGTTTCTCTAGTTTGGCTTGAGCAAGGTCATGCTTGTCTGGATAACCAGAAGCTTGGACGGTTGGAAATAATCTGATGGTCTCTATCATTTCTTTTCACGCTCAAGTGCATCTGTGTAACCTTTAATGACCGCGCTTCTAAGTTGCGCAGTGTCTGAAGTTCCTGCCCAGTTGGGTAGGTTGTTCCAGATCATCACGTAATCGTCTGTCTTGCAGTGAGACGCATTGCGATCTAACCACGCCAGCATCTCTGTGTAACGCTCTATGGGGTTGTGGACTATATGACCAATCCCATAGAACTCGCGGACGTAACAGCCATTCTTGGCTACGGCTCCAACTAGCCCTAACAGCAGTAAAAATATGAGCCAACGCATTTACCATATCCCAGCCCATGCAATTATGTAAGAGCAAAATATTACGAAGCAGGCGATTGCGGCGGCGGCTACGATAGCTTCCACCCAATCCCACATGCTATAGCCCCAATATCTTTTTGACGAGCTCCCCAGCAACGCCGGGGCCAAACAGCACACAGACGATTACCCCATACAAGAGGTACTCAATCTTTGTCATGCGTTTGTCCCCATCGCGCAAAGAACGATCTATGCTGTTATATCGTTCTAGGCAGACAGCTTCATGCACAGCAAGTTTAGTCTCCACTGTTTCCATCTTCAACCTTGAGGGCTTCTGGCATCTCAGGAGGCTTGGCGGCTTCTTGAATTGATTGAATCAACTGGTACACCTCTTGGTAGGGGCGTGTACCCAAGTAACCGAGAAGTTGGTTTGCAGTTTCAATTGGCAGTTGCAGTTTCATTAGTTGCTCCATGGTAGTGCTGGTGTCACTACAGGTGGGTTGATTTGATTTTGAATTTGTTGATTAACAGCCGCTTCAGTTGCTGTTTTATCTACGCCATTAGCCCAGACCCAACCCAGTACTTGGTCTTGAGTCAGTTGAGCGTAAGGTGTGAACGTGCCAGAAGGTGTCGGCACACCGCAGGTTGAGTAAACAGAAGCGTTGTATGTTCCATCCACACCGGCGCATGTCCAGTGCACTGTAAAAACAACATCAGTGTTGCCGCCCTCTTGTGGGTAGCAGTCCATCGCTGTAACTGTCCAAGTAATAGTAGTCATGTTAATCCTTTAAGGTTGGGAGTTTAGTTGAGCAATCCAAGCGGCTCTTGCTTCAAGTTCTTCGGTAGTCAAATCACGCACTAGAAACTGCTGTGTCCATACACCATCAATTTGAACTGGCGCTATTTCTTCAGCACATTGTGTTTCTTCGTTGTAGCTTGGAATTTGAATAGGCGTTACCAGTGCGTATGTATCAGGGCATGGAAAGTTAGGCCATGTCTGATCTTCCCGAATATCAGGATGCTCAATCCGAATATCACCTTCATGGCGGGGATACTCAAGCGTAGAAAGTTTGATGTATGCGCTCATAGTGTTGTCACCGATGAAGATAGGTAAGTTAAATTTGAGAATGTGTAAGATGTTGTTGTGAGGGTTGGCGTAATGCTTGTCGTTGACGCAGTAAGGGCAAAGTATGCAAAAGCATCAGTCCCTGTTGTTGCGGTAAGAGCGCCATAAGCGTAAGAAGCGCTATTCATCGTATAAGTTCCTGTTGCCGTTCCATCAGTTGGAACTACGCTACTAAACAAAGTAACAGAATTTCCATACCCAAATGAACTCTTAGAAATCTGTCCTACAACTGCAAGTTTTCCTGCCCCTGTTAAACCAATTGCATATCCGTAAGCATCCCGTGTTTGTGCTACTTCTCTCCAACCCCTTTGCCATTGAATTGTTCCTGAACTATTGTATTTAGCAGAAGCGGCATACTGAACAGTAGAAATCTGAGCGTACGCTGACAAATACACATTACTTGAACTATCAACAGTCACGCCTCCTGACATAACTGTCTGAGGACTTGCGCCTAAATTTACGCCCCATATTGGTTGTGTAGAGGGTAAGCTAGGATCAACCTTACACAAAAACGTGTATCTTTGTGATGTATCGTAAGTTCCAGTAACAAGAACGTTTCCACTAGCATCAACGGCAATACCCGTTGTTCTAGGGCCGTGAGACGAACTGCCGCTTATCGTGGCGGTACAAGCCGAAAATGTTCCTGCTGTGCTTGTTTTTACAATAATGTGGCCCGGGTAATTATTTAAACTTTGTCTTAAAGTTGCGTTAAAAGTTTGATAAACAAATCCACTTCCAGTAGCCATTGATACTGGGCCATATATGCTACCTGATGATACTGGCGTACTAAATGTATACTCACGCCCCCACACAAAAGTGCCAGATGTATCAAGTTTTATCAATGCTGACTTAGTACCGCTTGTATACCCACTTAAATAAATACCATCTGAAGAATCAATAGTTATTGCCCCAAAAGCGTCAGAACCACCTATTGTTACTGATTTCTGCCAAACAACTGCGCCACTACTGTCCATCTTAAACAGTATCCTGCCAAAGGGAATATCTTGAGTAAAGTACAAATTACCAGAACTATCACAAGCGGCATAAGCAGTAGCGTCTGGGTAACCACTATTAGCGTATGTCGTACTCATGTACTTTTTCCAGTTCAACGAACCAGCAGGAGTATATGAAGCGACAGTTAAATAGTTGTTTGTTGCGGGTTGTTCATTTTGACCAACCACGTAAATAGCTGAACTTGAAGATGCTGTAGCAAAAAAAGCAGAAGTAGTCGCTAAAGCCGCACTAGAGTCATAAAGACTTGCAATAAAGTTAGATGCGTTTGATTTACCCTGCAAGTTGCTCATGGCAATCTGTCCAGACGGGACACCTGCAAGTGTTCTGACGCTTGCTTGATTTAAAGAAATCGTGGTCGTTGACGACAGGCCAAGCTCAACGTTGACTTCACCCAGTGATATTTGCCCTGCTGGTAGTGTCATTTTGCTTCCAATGCCTCAACACGTTTAGTCAACTCCACCAATGCGGCAAATGCCAGTGCGCCAAGCTTCTCGTAGTCAACAGCCAATGAGCCGTCTTCACGGGTACGCACAGCAATTGGGAACACCTTCTGTACATCTTGGGCAACCACACCGAAGTCAGCCTTCTGCACAAAGTAGCCATCAGCACCGCCCTTGGATTCAATGTAGTCGTCTTTCCAATCAAACAACTTACCACCAATAGCGTTTACTGTAGCCAAAGCATCGGGAATATCACGCACGTTCTCTTTGAACTTAATGTCAGAAGAGTAGTACGCAGTGATGTTGCCTGTTGCGTAGATTGCACCAGCACCGGGGTCTGCTGTTGTGCCTACTGAGAAACCACCTGCGGTTGAGATACGGGCTTTTTCTGCGTCTGATGTGAGAAAAGTCAAAGGTAAATATGACCCTGTTGTTCCATAAGTAACATTGATAGAGCCAACAGTACCATTGTTATAAACCAAAGTTTGACTGTCATTTGCCGAGTTGTAAGCACCGAATTGTCCTACCACATGAAGTTTTCTAATAGGCGAACTTGTCCCAATACCCAAATTCCCACTTGCATCCAGAGTCATCGCCTGAGTAAAGGTGATAGCGTTTCCTGCTGTGCCTGATGCGGCTGTGTACCAATAGTGAGTACCAACTGCCTGAGTATATCTTGAAGCAAAATCGGTAGAGGTATATCGGTACGTTGCAGATGAATCAAGATAAAAATTAGCACCAACACTCATGTTTGGGCCATTTGTTCGCCCCTCAAGTATTGCGCCTTGTCCTATTTGTAATGCACGAACTGTGCTGTATTGAGCACTCGGAGTAACTCCCAAGCCTAGATTGCCTGCGGCGTTAAGGCGCATACCTTCAGTTGCTCCGCTAGTTCCAATGTTAAAAACAAGTGCGCCTGCGGTATCTGCCCCATCACGAATGGCAGATGTTGTGGCAATTAAGTTGTCAACTCCTGCGGTGTCTTTGATGAAGTATCTTAGTTGAGCGCCAAAACCATCAACCATGTCTCCAGTGCTTATTGCAGTGAAGTCTGCTATTGCTAATTGAGCCGTTGTTGTAGCGTTCGTTCTTTGAGCAGTCAAAAAAGTAGTAGTGCTAATATTTGACCCTGTTAAAGTAGTCCCATCAAAAGTTAAATTGGCGCTAGACTGAAATGCGCTTGTTCCGTTGCCATAAGGAACTCTGTTAGCGGTCAGCGTCGTAAGACCTGTACCACCATTAGCTACGTTCAACGTACC